ATTAACATAATCAAACATATTAGAATCCACATCTAGCATTAATTTTTCTTCATCAAAGTGTTTATCATAAAGTATATTCATAAAGTAACATATTTGATATGACATTTTACATACATCTATAGAAGCATCTACTGAAATATATTTAGTTCTTTCACAAGAGAATTCTTTATTTAAAATTTCAGTTTTCTTTTGTAAATGATATTTAGATTTTTCTTCTTCAGTAAGTATATCTGCTTTAGATACTCCATCCCAAAATGGATCTTGATTTGTAATATAGTCATATGTTCTTCTAGCCGCCATATCATTCATATAATCAGATGCGTTGGGTTCTAATATAGGAACTCGTAAAAACTTTAAATCATAATTATCTACAAATTTTTCAGTACCAATCATATCAGATGTTACTATAGATGAAATGGTAGCTTCATTATATATAGGTATTGTATTGGTTAATAATATAGGCATTCCTATATTAATTGATTCTCCTTCTGGAACTTGTGATAATATTATTCCAGAATCAACCCATCCAATTATATCGTCTTCTATACTTCTACTTCTATTCATAAGAGGATATCTATTATTAACCGGTTTAGTAGATTGTAGATAATATGTAATATTATTTAAATATTTAGGATTAATATCCTCTTCGGTATAAAAAGAAAAGTCCTCTTTAGGAATTTTCTTAGTTTTTAATAAATAATATGTAAATACTCCAATATCTGGAAATCCAAATAGTGAACAAATATCTACAATATTTCTATTAGTTGATTTATATTTAAGTAATGTATTTACATTCTTTATCATGGCTAATTGATATTTAACTGGAATCTCTTTATAATATTCTATACCATACGATTCAAATAAATATCTAATTGTACGAGAATCAAATACATCTTTATTAATTATATATTCTTGTACTTCACTAATCATGTCAATCATAGTTTGTAATATAATTAATATCATAATAAAGTTATCGTAGTGAATAGATCCATATGCATATGCTTCACTATATATAACACTTATAGTATATTGCCTATTCTTATCAAACACTCTTTTATATTTATTAAATATATCTTCAAATGGGATTGTAGGTACATATAATAAAGAAAAGTTTTCTGCCGTTCTAGCTGTATATGGATCTATTGCTTTTTCACCTAGATGATATATGTATTTAAAATCATCACCAGGATAATCTATCTTAATTTGATCCATTATACCAAAAGACTCAAGCATACTAATGACAGTAGTATCATTAGTAAATTCATGTAAAAATCTACCAGTAATATCTAAATAATTACTATTACTTATATAATTTTGATATTCATCTAAAGGTATATATTTTGATGAATATAGTGGTGTTAGATTTGCAAGTTTTCCATATTCTTCTTGATATGCTGATATTTCAGCACTTGTAGGAAACGGAGGTTGACCAGATAACATTCTATAATATCTGTTCATTTCTACATATTCACTAGGCATAAAATTAGAATCTACAGGATATCCTTGCTTATAAGATATCATATTATTTGAAGCTGATCTAGATTCGAGAGTCTCATATTTAAGGGCTTCTCTTTCATTTTTAACTACACTATTAATTCCCATTATCTTAGTATTATGTACCAAGATATCTATATAAGGATTATCTGTATATTTCATATCATAGTCATAATTATAACTCATTATATGCATACTCTCCTTTCTCTTATATTTGATTATTACTGAAATGTTCGCTGTGTACAAAAAAGAAAAGCCTACACATAGGTAGGCTTTTATGTTTATTTTAACAAATTATTATAAGTTACATTACCTTTCTCATCCTACTCTTTCCATTCCTCATATCCTTTAGAATTTTTATAATGAGTTACATTACCTTTCTCATCATACTCATACCAATATTCATATCCATCAGAATTCTTACAATGAGTTACATTACCTTTCTCATCGTACTCTTTCCAATATTCATATCCATCAGAATTCTTACAATGAGATACATTACCTTTCTCATCGTACTCTTTCCATATTTCATATCCATCAGAGTCTTTTATATGAGTTACATTACCTTTCTCATTATACTCTTTCCATATTTCAAATCCATCAGAATATTTCTTGTGAATTTCATTACCTTTCTCATCGTATTCTCTTATAATTACTTTATTATCTTCCATTTTCATTTCCTCCTATATTTTAAGTCTCTCGACTATATATTATGAATAGATCTATGTCTATTCATTATAATAGTATATAATTGAATAAATATAAATTTACAAAAATATGAAGATGGTAAATTTACCATCTTCATATTTATATTCCAGTAGCTTTATTATGCTCTATTACAAAATTAGTTACTCTAAAGTATACTCGTTTAGCTATAATATCAGTAATAGAGTTCTCGTTATAATATAGGCATAATACCATTAGATATATTTACATTAATATTAATTTCATGTAATTCCATTTCTAATTTTTTTTCTTTAAATTTAGACCATTTATATACGATTACACATACAACTAACATGCTAAAAATTATAAGGACCTTGAGTAGGGTTAGTATAGATAACGCTTCCATAAGTAGTATCACTCCAATTCTTTATTGTTTCTCCTATAGTTAGTAAATCATTATCGGTAGAACCAGTTTCTTCAAATGAATTTCTTATATAATATAGGATTTTAATACATAGTTCTGGTGTGATTCCATTTCTATATTTTGACAATAGTTCTACCCATTTACCGAATACTTGTCTAGGATGTACATAAAACATATCATCATTATGATATAATTGATGTACAGTTTTAGACATCATTACTAATGGAATTCTATTATTAGTATGCTCTTCTCTTAAAGCAGCTACAACATGACAAGTAGAAGCATATCCCCATGTATTTATCATATGTTCTGTAATCATAAGAGCTACATCAAATATAGTAAGAATACAATGATTCATTTCTAGATCAGCCATTGATGAATTTACATTATGTAAGTATTGACAATGATCTAATCCAAGTGTCATAAGATAATTCTTATAATTTTTATACACTCTAAGTTTTCTAAACTGAGACACTGCATTATGAACAAACTGTCCATAATTATCTATATCAGTTAATGATTCTTTAGTCTGTAATAACGGAAGTTCATAAGAAGAATTTGGTGATCTTAGAGTGGGATTTCCATTATTAAGATAAGATGCAATATCAGGAAAATCATTTTGTTTTAATTCTATTTTATTATCAGTCATTACTAATTCCTCCTATTCTAATGTAATTATTTATTAAATAGTTCAAGAGACGACAAAAAAGAAAGATCTTGATGATCTTTCTTTTTATTTTTATCCTCTTAATATTCTTATTCCTTTTGTAGATAGAAGAGTAGTAGGACCTTCACCATTTTGTCTAGCTCCCTTTCTACGAGAAGCCAACATTTCTTGTAGAGGAGAGATATATTCTCTCATCGCTTTATCCTCTGCTTCTCTTTCTACTTTGCTCATTTTATTGTAAGTTTTATTCATTTTCAAGTCCTCCAGCACTTTAACGTCTCGCGACTAATGTAATAGAATAATCGTATTCTATTCATTACTATTATATATAACTCAATATATTTAGTTTAACAAAAATTACTCGATAGGATTGTTCCTATCGAGTAAGTTAATATTATTCTGTGTCGGTACTCTCTAAAGTTCCTAAGCAAGATGAAAAACTTAATAAATTTTCCTTATTCTTATTTACATAATATTCAATGTTAGACTTAATAAATACATCAAAATCTCCAAATAAATCAGTAATTAATGTTTTATAGTTATCATTAATCATTGATAATATTGTAGACTTAGTCTTTTCGAATGCTTCTTTTTGAGCAGCCTCATCAAAAGTCCCAGCATCTTTAAGAGCAGATACAAATGTCTGATTTGTAGTAACTACAACCTTTTCAATTAAGTCTTTAATAATATCAACTTTTTCGGTTAGAGTAACATTATCTTTAATCTTAGTGTATAGCCATTTAAACCCAATACCAAGAACACCCAATGCTACTACATATGTAGCGATAAGAACGATTAGTTTTACAGTAAAACTCATTTTAATTTTCCTCCAATTTTTTATTAGTTAATAATTTATACCAAACTATAGGAGATATTTCATATGGAGATTTATTAAAAGGAATATTATTATCAAATTTATATTGCTTTACAATTCTCATTGTACTATTATTATAAACTCCATTAAAATCACAATCATATCCTCTACAGATAAGTAACGCTTTTAAAAAATATATTCTAAAATCAGAATCTTTATTTTGAACAAAATCTATTTTCATATGTAAAGATAATTTATTATATAAAGTTTTAGTAACTTTACTGTTAATATTAAATTTACAATCTGGATTATGTTTATTTAAAAAGGATTTAATACATTGTGTAATAATATTTCGTCTTTTAATATCTGTATTAAATTCTTGAGGTGCAACATTTCCTATTTCTGGGAAAAACTTATCTATCCATTTAAGAATAATTGTATGATTATAATTTATTTCATTATCCAAATTTACGTCCTCCGAATTTATATTAATTTTTTATATTATAGTTTTTCACACAGTAAAATAATACACTAGATAAATTCTAGTGTATTATTTAAGTAAGAATTACTTAAGATCTGATGCTTCTACCCATCCTGTTACATAGTTACCCATAGGTGTTTTATCTACATTAGAAGATGAGTTAGTAATAGCATATCTAGTACCAATCTTTTCTCCATTATATACATAGTATGTACCAGTCTTAGTACCTGCAGCAGAACCACCACTAGCAGAACCATAAAGCTTAGCATTAGAAAGAGTAACCTTATCACCCTTACTAAAAGTAGTTTTAGTAGAAGTAGCTGTAGAACCTTCACCAATAGCACTAGCTTCTACCCATCCTGTTACATAGTTACCCATAGGTGTTTTATCTACATTAGAAGATGAGTTAGTAATAGCATATCTAGTACCAATCTTTTCTCCATTATATACATAGTATGTACCAGTCTTAGTACCTGCCACTGTTGTAGAAGAAGCAGAAGAATATAAACTAGCATTAGAAAGTGTAACCTTATCACCCTTACTAATAGTAGTATTTTTATTAGAAGTGGTTGGTTTAGCTGTTTCTGTTACTGGTTTACTTGTTGATGGTTTAGATGCTTTGATAAGAGCTGGATAATCTACATAACAAATGTTCATATCAACATTACCAGAAATACCATTAACTTTACCTGTTGACGAATACTGCCACATTTTATGACCAGTAAAACTTGTCTTAGAAGTATAATGAGCAAGCCATATACCATATCTCTTTTTAATATCAGCAGGTACTACAGTCTCAAGAAGGTTCTTATAAGAATAAAGATCAGTATAATAACCCTTAGAATTCATAGTATCAATAAATGCTGGAATAATAGCACTAGCAATAGCACTTGTTCTTTGACATGTATCTTCATAATCAAAGAATACAGGATATTCAAATGATTTACCTTTAATACATTCATAACAAGCTTCAGCTTCAGCCTTAGCATCTTCAGCAGTAGTAGCATATGAATACCAATAAACACCTACATCTAGTCCAGCAGCTTTAGCTCCATTATAATACTCTTCAAATTTTACATCTTTCTGTGAAGCAAGACGTCCATAACCAGCTCTAAGAATAGCAAATTTAATACCATCTGCTTTTACTTTAGCCCAATCAATAGTACCTTGCCATTTGGAAACGTCAATACCTTTAATTTCAGCCATAATAAATTCCTCCTTATTTTAATATTACTTAAATGTTGTAGAAATATATCCATACCAGAATTCTGGTATGGATATATAAATAAAATTAAGTAATATCAGAATATTCATTATTAAGATCTGTTCTTAATTTATTTAAAGTCGATTCTTTTGAATTAGTATCCTTATTATTTTGATTATAATAACCACTATTAACTTTGTAATTATTGTTAGATGTATTTAATCTAACCCCAGTATTCTCAGCAATCATGTCTGAATAATAACTGGTTTCATCTAATACAGAAATTTTATCACCTAATGATAATAAATTATTACCATTATTAATAATTCCTATTTGAATAGGATTAACTAAATAGGAATTATACATTACATTATTTAAATAAGGTTTATTATTTACTAATTCATCATCGCTTAATATTACTTCATTATCAGCATAAGTAAAATATAAATCAGGTAATTCATTGAAATATATATCACATCTATATGTATTAGAATTGTATTTCATTTCTAATGTAATACAATTTATATCATTAAATATTTCAAACATCGTTTCTAAAGACTCTTTAGTTGTACCAGGTAAAACAAAATTATAATTAGGTACACGAGTTTTTAATAATGCACAATTCTCTAATTTAATAAGATCATATTTATTTTTATATGGTATAATAATAGTATCACTCTCGCCATGATAATTTGTATCAGTTAATTCATATTTATAATAAAATTTATCACCTTTATTTATTTTAGTTTGTGAATATGTAAACATTTTCGATGTTATATCTATAGGAAGTCCATCTATAGATAGTGTACTATATATCTCTTGTAAATTATTAGTAAGTATTGCTCCATTATCATAATAATTTTTAAGTGACTCTAGTGTTATATAATATACTCCATCAGTAGTTTCTAGTGATATCATATAATTCGGATGTGATGCAGTTGGAGATGATCCATATATACATACAATTTTAGATAGATTTATATTTAAAACACTATTAGACTCAAGTGTATTAGTTTCATAACGTTCATTTTCAATATTATATTTATAAATATTTATGGTTGATGTAGTTTTAATTGCTACTTTACTATAATCCACAGTATTAAAATAATACGGTTTGAGATCATGTTTTATAATAGATGCACCATCAGTTTCGCTATAAAATACATAACAAGGTAGAATATTACATTTACACATACAGTAGTTAAATTCACTAGATTCAATATAGAATATTAGGGTTTCGTCAATAAATGATAATTCATTATCTATATTCAATCTATTATTATTAGTAAGTATATCCATTAAATAGTTATCTAATGTCTCCAGGTTAATATAATGAATATAATTATAGTGTTTTGTATCAGTATTTATATTAGATGGTTTTTTACCACTATAAAATAATAAGTTTCCATTATTATTACTAAATCTATCAGCATATGCATATAATGTGTTATAAGTATTATAACTAGATGATAGTTGTATTGAATGGGATACATCATTGAAAAATACATTGTCTCTTAAATTATCTTCAGTTGTATCATTAACCTTTATAGAATATGATTTAGTATCTATATATTTTTTATAAGATTCTCCATCTACAGGGTATCCATTTTTATACATTGTTTTTTTATATAATTCACTAAAATTACTATATTTAAAATATCTATGAACTACATTATTTAATATTTCTTGAATACATAAAAACTGATTGAATATATATCCATTTTCACCCATACTATACATTTTCCATATAGTACCATCGTCTTCTCGTTTAATATTTTCAGTAGATATCAAAATACCCTTAGGATTACTATCGGTAAATATATTATTATTAATATTAATTTTATAAGGTTCTAGTAGTGAAACATTATTATCTTCATATACATCTATTATACACGACGAATGTAATGTAGAAATAGTTTCATCGGAAGATAATGTATATATATCTTCATTACTTAATGAAGGATCCGAATTACAAATTATATTTCCATATATATTAGCATTTATAAAGTTATTAGATTTTAATATAGGAGTATTAAATTTAGCATACATAAAATTATAGTCGTTAGCACTTGATGATTTTTTAATTTTAGAATTACTAATTACGTATCTAGAAGTGTTATAATAATAACTCGTAGTTCCGTCCTGATTAGATATAGAATCATGATATTCTTTATTAGTAAAATCCGAAATGTTATCTATAGGTATACATTTATACATAACATCATCATCTATTATATAATCTTCAAATGTATTTGATACTCCAGTATTTGGAGATCCTGCTTCTAAACTAACATCGAATGGATTAATTAATTTAGTATCAGATATATTTTTAGTAAATATAGTTGAATCATAACATCTATCTCGATTATCTTCTATAATAGTTTTATTAATATTATAAATTCCTTTATATTTGATTTCGAGTATATCTCCATTTGAATTTCTTTTATCTTCTACTATACATTCTTCTTTATATATAATATATTGTTCTGGGGTATAGAATGATGGGATAGAATTCAAAATTGATGTGACAGGATCTGTAGATCCTAATTTAATTGCTATCATAGTTTTATTATTAATTAAAGTTTTAATATCAAATTTATTATTTGATATTAAAACACTTTTTTTATTATTACCATAAGTATTATTGTTAAAATCTATAACAGTATAATTAGTAGAGGATGGTAATAATCTTAATGATAGTAATGATCTTAATGAATGAGTATATGTAATATTATAAAACTCTGGGCATCCATATATCATTGATACATTATTATCTTTAAATATTAATGTATTATCAGTCTGAGAATCTCCAGAATTAAAGTAAATCAATCTAGTTCTTACATCATTATGTAATGAATATATACTATTATATGAATTACATTTAGATATAAATGTATTACCTTTAAATTCTGTTTGAACTTTGTCAGATTCGATAAAGAATGATGTAATTACATTATCGTATTTAATCATTCCTTTATTCACACACTCTTCTTCAAATGTATACATATTACCATTAATACTACCATAAGTACTAATATCATCATTACTAACACGTCTTAAATCATGATCTATATAAGAATCATACATTACATCCTTTATAGCTATTAGATTACAATCTTTAACGGTTAGTTTAGATACAGAATACCATTCTGGATGATTGGCTAATTCATATAATGAATAACCTATATAACATAATATTCCATTTCCTAGGTTAATATAAGTACATCCATTAAATTTAACATTACCCTGCACTATAATACTTTCATTACCATTAAGATTACTATTGTTAATTAATGTATTAATCAAATTAGTATTATTTATATACATTACAGGCATTTCATTAGCATTTCTAATAGTTTCATTGAAATCTTCTACATAATAATCATATTGAGGAACTTCATCTACTGTTCTAGAATATTTCTGTCTAGTCTGATTTAATACTGATTTCTGAAGTCTAAGCTCATTTTTATCAGTTCCATTAGTTAGTGAGTATCCAAAATTATTTTTATCATAAATCTCCTTTTTATAAAGATTGGCATCAAGCCTAATATTATAATTTGAATCTAGATAGTCCATCCAATCTTCAGATGTTTCTTTAAATCTTAATGCACTATAATTCTTAAAATTACAGTTATCTATAACCAAAGAACCATAATTATGTTGAGTAAGTGTACTATAATCAAAAGGAGCAGGTATTCTATAATCACCTGTTTTATAGTTATCATATGCTTTACGAGCATTTTTATTTAGTGTAGACCATAATACAGTTCCCCAAGCATTAGCATTGGTATTAGATATTTTATATATGCCAGCACTCTTGAAATTAAAACATATTCTAGGAGATCTTCTTACAAAAGTTTCCATTCCATATGTATTTCTAGCACCTACATAGTTCATACCACTACCAATATTGGAATTACTCATATTGAATACTGTATTTTCTAATTCAAATGCAGTAACACCGAAATTATTATATATAGATTCTATATCATTGAGTGAATCTACTGTATTATCATTTAGTAAATCCCTAATACTCTTATATATATAATATCCAGTTTGAGGTAAATCAGCTCCATATATATAGCATATTATTATATGATTTTCTATGTTATTCTTATTAATAACAGTACCATTAGCATTTGTAATATTTTTATTAGAATCTAAAGTACAATTAGTATCTCCATTTAAATATGCTGCCTTTTCGTAGAGATAAAATAAGTTTTCATCGTTAAACATCTCCATTTTTTCTAGTTTAGATTTATTAGTAGTACAAGCAGACAGATCAAATTGAGTTGACTCTTCCTTAGTCACATTATCATTTATATCTGTAACATAAGTTGTTACAATGCCTGTACTTATATCAAATATTCTATCAATATATTTAACACTAGTACCATTATGATTATATTTTTGAATTCTTATAGCATTTATATAATTCTTATAAATATTATCAGATGTAGGCAATGAACTAACACTGGTTGTATATTTACTATTATCCTCAAGTATAGTATCAAAAATAGTACCAACTCTGACCACTATACTCAATGCAGATAATTTATGAACATCTCCTAAATATGGTAATTCATCAGGTCCACCCATTTTATAATTTTCAGATGTAGAATATGTATCATTTATTAAAAACTCTGAAGATTCAATATTAATATTAGGTGCGATCGATGGGTTAAAGAAAGATGGATTATCTTTATCTATAGTATATATTGATGAGTTAATATAACTTAAAGACATACTTTTATCAGTTTGCTTTATACATCCATCTTTTCTATTATTATGAAAGACTAATGTATTACTAGAATATTTAGTACAATTATTACTTATTGTGTTATATGATATATCTGGTATCAAGGTTATTCTTGAACCTATAATATTTAATTTTGTAGAACTTAAAGGAACTATTGAAGGTGTATCCATATCAAATGTATTAAGATTGTTTGATGGCTCTGCAATAAGATTATTATATACTTTAATATATGATATTCTTTCATTATTAACAGTACCATACCCAATAAAATATTTTGAATTTCTTGTATCGAAAGAACACTCACAGTTATTTATTGTTAATTC